CGTGCCACATCGCATTAATTTTGCAAAAACACCGTAAGTATCTGTTTTTAAAAGAATAAAAATAAAAATAAGAAAGTATCTGCAAATCGTGAGAGTGTGCCAATTCTCGAAAATAACCACCCCTGAAACCTGTTGATAACTCTAATAATGTTTATAAATCAGCACTTTAGCTTAAAAATACCCCGTCTGTGAGGGAAACCCAAGACCAGGTGAAAATAACCAGTAATACCTGTTATAAACAAGGTTATAAACAATTGTAGTAAAATTACCTTATAAAACACATACTTATGCAAGCTCAGGGTATTCCGCTACCTGTTGATAACTAAAAAAGTTTGATTAACTATTTAATATCATTCGTAAATATTTATCGTACTACCCGTCAGACATAATAGTTGTTGCTGATTTTTATCAATTTCTACCCGTCGCAAAACCCTCAAACCCTTGTAAATATTGCCGTTGTGTCATCCTCCTTCCAACCTCATGTTACGTTTTATCAATTTCGTGCTACTGGGCCGGGAGGGAGATTGCATACTATGTTTTGTGTAATGTCAGACACTACAAAAATTGCATTACGCTTGTGTAATGTCAGACACTACACAATTATATCAATTATGTAATATTACCAGACGCGCGCACGTGATTAAAATAAGGATGCGAGCTCCACAAAATTCCTATTATTACTCTCAGGTGTGTACTTTTTACCACAGTAAAACTTGAGTATTTTCACTGATTACTCCTGGGTGTGTACTTTTTACCACAGTAGTTATCCACAATGTGTTATATAGCCTCCGCCCTCCACTTTGCCCGTCTATATAGCCTCCTTCCTCCACCTATTGTATAGTATATCCTTTATAATATAGTGTGTTATATACCTATATCCTGATATATTACATACTTACATAACCATAGTCCTATAAGTTATCTTATGTCTACATATAATAATTCCAGCTACTTAGATAGGATATTCTGGGTGGAGTGATATATGTAGAGTTATACACAGCTTGTGCTCCACTTCAGCAGTTTATTAATCGTGTCTGTTTAAGTTTTTTTCCTCCAGCCGAGGGGAAAAGTAATTCTTTTCTCCCGACCCCCTCCAGACCCGGAACGATAGGAGAGGGGTGGGTTGGAACTATAATATGGGAATCGTAAAGATAACTTCCGGTTTCCAGAATATTTATAAAATAACGCCGTAAGACTGTCTGTATTAACTGACGGAGCAGTCATTAATACTGGGCAAGGATACTGCCTGCTTTAGCTGACGGTAGTTGACTCTATATACGTAAAAAGATACCTTTCCCATAATCGTTTAAATCCCAAAACCTTTTTTGTGTGCGAAATCGGTTTCCGGAAAATTTCAGAAAAAAAATTCAAAAAAATGTTTTACGTGGAGCTGGTAATTTTTTGAGTTTGACAGAATTGTTTTTTTAGTGTAGTTTACATTTTGGGATTGGGGCTGCAATCCTTAGGCTATACCGTAGAGGCCCGACAGTTTTAGCGTTGGGAACAGTCACAAGTTGCATAAACCAGGGGTAGTTGACTTTCATGGCTGATACTTCCACCGGCGGGCGCAAAACTAAAGACCGGGAAATTACCAATAATTTTAATCCGGACAAGCGGGGCAATTTGTCCAGGCGCGAACTAAATAAAGTTAAAAAGTCAGTTAAAAAGTCAAGTTTCTTTTCAGATATTCCGGATATAGAAGATGTTGATGGACTTCTTGATGGTGATAGTGTTTCTTTTCAGATTCTGAAAGATATGCGGGAAGCTTATATTTCATCTAATGGAAAAAATAAACTGAAAAATATGGTGAAAAATGATAAGGATTTTGCCGTTGTAGTCAAGGAATTGCTAAAGGTTGAATCCGCTCTTCTTTCCGCTAAAATGAAAAGGGATGGGGATGGGGATGGCAAGACTGGCAATTCAGTGGCGGTGTTCGTTATCATCAAAGGGTTGGAAGATGAGCAGAGAGTTGATAAGGCGATTAAACTAACCGATACCGGAGTGGATTTAGAGCAGGTGATGAATGCTCTTGATCCTAATGCTGAGAAAAAGGTGGAATTTGAAGAAAAAATGGAGGGGCCGGAGACATGGTAGAAGAGGGTATAGTAGAAGTTAAGTGTAAAGATATAGACTTTAAATTCATCAACACGCCGACAGCGCCATACCTTGTACGGGAAATATTCAACGACAATTATAAAATATTAGAAAAAGGTCTGCAATTCCAGCCAAATGATATTATCCTGGATATCGGAGCTAATGAAGGAATGTTTTCAATTATGATGGCTAGGTTGTTTCCCTTTACTAAAATTATTTCTCTTGAACCGGTTCAAAAAACTTTCTTTACCATGATCAGGAATATAGGGTTGAATGGAGTTGCCAATATTTATCCGTATAAATTTGGGGTGGGCGGCAAAAACAGTAAGTCGGAGACAATCTACTGTGATAAAATATATTCCGGCGGTTCGTCTATGGTGGTTACACCCAATTTTGAATCTCAGGATATAGTAAATGTTGAAGTTGTGGCATTTGATGATATATTTAACATCTGTAAATTCTCTGAAATTGCTGAAATTGATCGCGTTAAACTTCTCAAAATGGATATCGAGGGAGCCGAGTACGAAACCCTTTACAATTCCACCTGTCTTTCTAAAGTTGACAATATGGTTGCTGAGTTCCATATTAATACCAGACTTGAGACGATGGGATATGATATAGATGAATTAGCCACGTGGGTTGGGAGTAAAACAAGATTGGTTTGTTTTGAGAAAATGAGGATGGCGGAGTAATAAATTTTAACTTTAAATTTTGAGGGAGGAAAGTAAATTATGGATAAACTTACAGTAGTGTTTGACAGTGGCGTGATGTTTTTAGGCAGATTGGAAGGCAATAAACTATACAATCCGAGAGTAATGACGATAACCTGCGGAGACCCGGCCAGTTTTGATCCGAAGGAAAAGAAAACTATGGTTAATCTTTCTCCTCTTCTGTTTTTCCCTGAATATATAATTTTAACCAATTACACATTCAGATATCCGTTTCCTGAGGACATTGAGAAAAATGTGTATGAATTATATTTACAAATGATTAAGTCCAGACCAACAGTGGAATCTGTTACGTAACACGAAAACAGAAATCGTAAAACGAAACAAAATTTGAACTTGCGCTAAAATTGGAGCTATTGTGGTTACGGAAGAAAGTAAGGTTTTTCAAGTCGTATATGATTATTCGGATGTGCCGACTTTAAAAAAGTTTACGGTGGATAATAGCCGCGTTCGCATGGTGATGGGGGCCTTTGGCTCCGGAAAATCTTCCGCATGTGTGTTTGATATAATGAGAAGGGCAAATGAACAAAAACCAAGTCCGGACGGAATCAGAAGATCGAGATGGGCAGTTGTTCGCAATAGCTACATGCAGCTCAAAGATACAACCATTAAAACTTTCCATGATTGGTTTCCCCCAAGACTCTTTGGCGAGTACCGTATTACTGATCATACCTATATTATTACTAAATTTCCCAATGTCCACCTGGAAATTTTGTTTCGGGCTTTGGATAGACCTGATCAGGTATCAAATTTGCTTTCCCTGGAATTAACCGGAGCGTGGTTCAATGAGGCGCGTGAAATTCCAATGACTATTATTGATACCATGGATAGTCGTATTGGTCGTTATCCAAGTGAAAGGGACGGTGGACCTTCATGGTATGGAATGATAATGGATACAAATCCTCCGGACGATGGATCAATGTTATACAAACGTTTTGAAGTCATTCGTCCGGAAAACTGGAAAATATTTAAACAGCCTTCAGGATTATCAGCGCATGCGGAAAACACAACCCATTTACCAAAGGACTATTACATCAAGCTTGCTAAAGGCAAGGATGAAATGTATAAACGTATTTATATTGACGGACAGTATGGGTACCTCGTCAATGGGAAACCGGTATTCCAGTCATTTAAGGACAATATCCATGTCGCGTCCCATCAACTTGAGCCGCAAAAGGGGCTGGACGTGTTGACGGGATTTGACTTCGGACTTTGCTATGACGATCAAACAGAAGTTCTAACAAAAGTAGGATGGAAGTTTTTTAAAGAGGTTACCGATAAAGATTTAGTAATGACAAAGAATTTTGATACAAATGTAATTGAATATCAAAAACCAAGTAAACGTATAGTACGAGAACATGATGGAGATATGTATCTTTACGAAAATCAAAATGTAAATTTTTGTGTAACTCCAGAACATATAATTCCTTGTCGAAAAAGATATGGGTATGATGGATTGATTTATAAAGGAGAGCATAGGGTTACCGCTAAATATTTATTTGAAAATACATCAAAGCATTATGCTGTTGATCTTAGAGCCAAATGGGATGGGAACTCAAAAGGTTTATTTGGTCCGTTGAAATGGGAATCAAGTGTATTTGCTAAATTTATGGCTTTATATTTAAGTGAGGGATGTTGCGATAGAGTAAATAGTAGAATTAGTATTGCCCAAAACAAGCAAGATAAAATGTTTCAGAATATCTTAGATGATACAAAACTTGTCTGGTTAAGAAGAAAAAACGTTTGGCGTTGCTCCAATAAAATATTAAATAATTATTTAAAACAGTTCGGACACGCTGGTGAAAAATATATTCCTTTAGATATAAAGAATATGTGCATTGAGGATATTGAATCATTTATTATGGTTTATACTCACGGAGATGGGCATATTAGAATAAGAAGAAATGGTTCAATTGAGCATACTATATTTACTATATCAAAAATAATGGCTGATGATTTACAGGAGTTGGCATTAAAAGTTGGATGGTATGCAAAAATACGAATAGTAAAGCCTCAAGATTCAACGATATTTGAAAATGGGAAAGGTAGAATAATTCATAACGAAGGTGGTTATTGTATAACATTTAAAAAACGAGCGAAAGTTTCAGAATTAGCAAAAAACCATTTTTCTAAAATTTATTATTCTGGAAAAGTATATTGCCTGACTGTTCCTAATGGTACTTTGTATATTCGTAGAAAATTAACGCCAAGTTGGAATGGGAATTCTCCGAGTTGCGTAATCGCCCAGATAACTCCTCTCGGTCAACTCCGCATCCTTGATGAATTAGTTTCCGATGGCATGGGATTGCGCCAATTCTGCGAAAATCAACTTCTTCCGCTATTACGTCTTAAATATTTCGGTATGAATGTCGTGGGATTCGGTGATCCTTCAGGAGTTTCTAGGGCGCCAACAGATGAATCAACCTGTTTTGAAATTCTCCAAAGCCCGGAAATTGGTCTGCGTAATGTTACTCCTGCGCCGACTAACGCTATTCTTCCCAGAGTTGCGGCTGTGGAAAATTTCCTGAATAAAATGTATGCCGGAGAGCCTTCTTTTATCCTTTCCCCCAATTGCTATTATCTCCGCAAAGCTATGAACGGTGGATATCATTATGAAAAAGAGCCAAGAAGCTTAGGCGAAGAATACAAAATTATGCCTGTGAAGAACTTCTCGAGCCATATCTGTGATGCCTTACAGTATCTTTGTATGTTTATCGCTGAAAAAGATGTCCATGATAAGCGTTGGAAGGATTTAAGTTCAAGGGTTAACCTGACAGACTATAAACCGGTTAATTCAATCGGAGGGTATTGAACAATTGATTTTGTGTAAAATTTAGTCACTACAATTTAAAACAATTGATATAAAATTCAGGAGAAAATCAATGGATAATATAAAATCAGAGTTTCAGGAATCAAAACGTAATTCAGAAGTAATGGTATCATTAGGCGCGCGCCTCTATAACCAGTTCCTGACCAACGAAGGTTTCCGGTTTGCCAAAGAACAACAATGGCTGGAAGATTTGCGCGCATACAAAGGTCTATACGACCCCGATATAAAAATATCCGCCAATGCTTCCAAAGTGTACCCCAAACTAACGCGCTCAAAAGTCAACATTGTCCTCTCCCGGCTTCACGAAATGCTGTTCCCTGAAAATGATAAAAACTTTGAAATCAAACCGACCCCGGATCCCAAAGTTTCTTCGGAGATAATTGAAAGAATAATTCAGAGTTTGCTTCAACAAAAAATGATGGAAGCGCAAATGGAAGCGCAAATGGCTATACAGCAAGGCCAGTCCGGATCTATGCCCGGACAGCAGCCTCCCGTCGAGTTTCCATCCATAGAAGATGTCCGACTTGCTATTAAAGCTTTTACTGATGCCACCTGCGAATCCATGTCCAGGGTAATTGATGACCAGTTGCTTGAAATGGATTATCCTGAAGAAACCAAAAAAGTTCTTAAATCAGGTTTGCTTTACGGAACCGGCATTATGAAGGGTCCCATGATTAACAAACGTACTAAACATAAATGGGAACCAAACGCCCGGGGTGATTATCAGGAATCCAGAGAAACTGAAGATATGCCTTATTTTGAAGCTATCCGTATTTGGGATTGGTACCCGGATATGACCATTACCGAACTTTCCATGATAGAGGGAAGTTTCGAGCGTCATATAATGTCCAAACATGATATCCGCGATCTTATTATCCGGGAAGATTATTACAGCGATATTATAGAAAAGTTCTTATCAGAACATCCCAATGGTAATTATACCGCAAAGAATTGGGAAATCCAGCTTCAGACAATTGAAATGGAAGCTGGCGCTAAAAGCACTGCCACAACAACATCCTATACTGCGATTAATAATACCAGCCGCGCCTCCAACCGTCAAATCGGCAAGAAATATGAAGTTCTTGAATATTGGGGATACATAGACGGTTCCGACCTTGAAGCGTGCGGAGTTGATGTTCCAGACCCGACATTAGAATATGCCGCAAATGTCTGGATAATAGGAAAAACAATTATAAAGGCCAGTTTGTTTGAAGGAGCTCTTAACCGCTACAAACTGTTTTATTACGAAAAAGATGAAACCAGTCTGTATGGAGAAGGGTTGGCCAGAGTTATGCGGCACAGCCAGATTGCCGTAGCATCTTCCGCCCGTATGGTATTGGATAACGGCAGTGTATGCAGTGGCCCTCAATTGGAAGTCAACTGGTCGCTTCTTACTTCCGGACAGGACATGTCTTCTGTTTATCCCCGGAAAATATGGTATAGAGAAGGGCGGGGCATTGAATCTCAGTACCCGGCTATCCGCAATCTTAGTTTCGAGTCCCACATCCCGGAACTTATATCAATTTCCAAGTTCTTCATGGAGTTTGCCGATATTGAAACCACTCTTCCAACCTGGCTGGCCGGTCAGATGGTCAACAACGAAACCGCGCAGGCCGCTTCCGGTCGCATGGCAACTATAACCATAAGCATAAAAGACATAGTAAAGAACTTCGATATGTTTACCGAGCACATTATTCAGGATCTTTACGCCTGGAATATGGAATTCAATCCCCGACCGGAAATAAAAGGTGATTACAGTGTCAAAGCGCGTGGAGTATCTTCTCTTATTATGAAAGAAATCCGTATGCAGTCAATAAATCAGTTTATGTCAACCCTCAGTCCTGAAGATTTAATCTACATTCCACGCAGGGAATTGTTAGCTGAGCGTTTAAAAGTCCACGATCTCAATATTAATCTGAAAACAGAGGAAGAAGCCGACAAGATTCGCGAGCAACAGTCTAATTCTGAAATGGCTATACTGGAAAAAGAAATGTTAAAATCTGATATTGCTAAAAATAAGGCTCAAGCCATGACCAATCTTGCAAAAGCGAAAGGAAAGAATATCGAATCCAATAAATTAGCTGAAACTTTACCTGAAATTCCGGAAAATGAGTCGCCTGAAATGAAAACAGCAAGACTAGAGGAGGAACAGGCCAAAATTGATGATCAGAGAACAAAAACTGCCTTGACTGTTGACAAATACAATATGGACAAGGTATCCATGGCTAAGGATATGGAACGTCAAGACCAAAAACATGCCGTAGAAATGGCCGGAAAGATTTTAGAACACAAAACTGCTATGGATATTAAAAGGGAAACAGCAAAGCATAACATAAAAATGAAGGAAAAAACAATGAGCCAGCCAAAAACAAAATCAGTTAAAAAAGGAGAAAAATAAATGCAGGAAGAAATGCGTAAAAAAGCTGAATTAGTCGCAGCAGTCAATGGGTTCAACCGTACACCTCCAATGGACGCTGTAATTGCCCTTCTGGATTTCTACATTGAAATGATCAGAATCCGGAATGATGTCGCTCAGGAATCAGAACTCAAGTACAATCAGGGAAAAATTGCCGCATACCTGGAGTTAAAAGATACAATGGTCAGGGGAAACCCGCAGGTACCGGTGATGATGAATGGTAATATCACAGGTTAATGTCATAGTCCAACTAAAAAATTGTTTGACAGTAAAATAAAATTGTGGCATATGGTAATCGTAAATGCATAAATGTGTTTTAAAAAAAGATTTGAGACGAGATTCAGCAACTTTTAACCATCAACCAAAAGAGGGGAACAGGGAGGATGGCGAAGTAAAGTTATCGAAACAGGAAGCTATTGAACTCTGTAAATTAGCTCAGGGAATTAAGAGAATTTTGGAGTCCAAATTAGCGAAAGCCTAAGTCTTAAGTAATATACGAGAAAAAAGGTTGACATTTAGGGATTAAGTTTCCCTTCTGTCAACCTTTTTTTATTTACAAAAATGAGAGGGAAATTTTTATGAAAAAAAAACCGGATGAAAAAACTGTTGCGGATATGTCACAACAGGATGAAGCGTTTAATGAAGTGTTTGATGAAGCGTTTAACGAAGCAGAGGGGAAAGATGATGGCGGAACTGTTGCTTCCGGCATAACCGGCACAGATGATCTAAAAAAAATCAATACGAAACCGCCTCCAGGAAAAGTGGCAGAACCGTCTCCGGTTAATGATAAAGAAACAGATTCTCTTCCAGCAGAAGACTATGAGCAAAAATGGAAAAGTCTCAATGGGATAATTAAATCCAGAGAAACCGAGTTCAAAGCCAAAGAAGCGGAATACCAGGCAGAGATAGAGAAACTCAAAAAACCTCCCGATTCTCTTCCTGTTGATGATAAAAATAAAAAAGTAGAAACCGAACTGGATGTTGACGCTCTTTTAAAAAATCTTAATCTCAGTGATGAAGAAAAGACCATGTTAAAAGAGTACGATGAAGAATTTGGATTGGTTTCTAAAGTAGAAAATCTTAAACTTAACAAGGCAATAAAAGAGGTGTATAAAATACTGAATGAAGGATTCGAGGTGAAACTTGCAGAAACTCGCGCCGAATTCCAGAGTCAGTTAAAGCCGACCACAGAGTTTGTTGAAAAAACAACAAAAGAAAAGGAGGAAGATGCTGTTAACGCCCATTTCGGCGCTATTGAAGAAGCTCATCCTGATTATAAATTTTATCTCGAAAATGATAAAATAATTGAATGGATACAAACTAAACCGGCATATCTCCAAAAGGGAATGCTGGAAGTTTACAAATCGGGAAATACCCAGGAATCTATTTCTCTTTTGGATGATTTTTATAAAGAGAATAATATTCAAACAACCAATCCGCCTCCGGATAATGTTGTGGAAATGGACAAGGCCAAAAAAGATCGCAAAGCAACCTTAACTCCCCCGCAAAGTAAACGCGGCGCAATAAATCCAAATCTTAAACCTTCTGATGATTTCGAGGGAGCGTTTGATGAGGCGAGTAATAAATATAAATAAAAATAAGGAGAAATTATAATGAATTTAACTACGTATGGTAATATAACTCCTAGGACTGCCGGATTTGTTGCAGTTGAGTTGTTAAAAAGAGCCATGCCGTATCTGTGCCTGGAAAAATTCGGTAGACGATAGTTTGGCCGAATTAAAAGTCCTTAAAGTCGGTGAACATCCCAACTAATTTTTTGGGACAATACCGAGCCAATCCGTAACGGAAGGTGTAACGACTATGAACGAAGAAGAATTAAAGGGAGCAATAATAGGAATGGTTTTAGGAGACGGACATCTCAATTTAAGTGGAAGATCAACAAATGCCCATATGGATTTTGCTCACAGCAAAAAGCAAAAAGATTATGCTGTTTGGAAATCTGATATTCTTGGGCAGTTGACGGATGTTCGAGTGACTGAAGGTGTTATTACGGTTAAAGGAAAAGAGTATGAGAAGGTAAGAGTATTATCAAAAACTCATCCTCTTTATACTCACCTCTGGAAAAGATTTTATCATAATGGAAGAAAAACGATAGATCATTTTCTGATGAATTCCTTAACTCCATTAGGTCTTGCTATTTGGTATCAAGACGATGGACATCTCAAAAACCATGAAAATTATTTAACTCCTATGTTGGAAACCAATTGTTTTAATGTGGCAGAGCATGAAATAATGACAAAATCTTTAGCTGATAAATTTCAACTTGAATTTCGCGCCAACCATCTCAATGCAAAATATTTAATGTTGAGACTTCGCAGAAAAGACAGAGAAAAGTTTTTTAGCATAATTAAAGATTTTATTCATCCTTCAATGGAATATAAAATTAAGGATGATGGAAAAACATTAAGAGAATTTGGTGATCCGATAGAATGCAAATGCGAAATATGCGGAGAGAAAATTATTAAAGCATTTACCTTGCGTAATGATGATCGCCGTGGAAGATTTTGTCGCAAATGTTACAATTCTTATCGTTCAATAATTGGGACGACTCGCAATCAATATAGTGAGCCAAGATATAGTCTGAACCCAGTAGCAATACCGGGAGTTTGTTAGAAATAACAAACCGGAGAAATCCGTAACAATAATGCAAGCTAAAAGTTTACCCGCGAATAAGACCCAGTCGATGAAATTCAGACGTTATAATAGTCTGGGCCTTCGCACAACGGCATTAACTGAAGGCGTAACTCCTGTGGCCGATAAAATGACCGCAACAGATATTACAGCAGCTTTAAGTCAATTCGGCGGCTTAGTCGGCATTACTGATGTTATAGCAGATACCCATGAAGACCCTGTTCTTCAGGAAGCTGTGGCGGTTATCGGCGAACAGGCGGCAAAGACAGTTGAAACATTGCGTTACAATGTGCTTAAGGCATGTAGTAATGTTTTCTATGCGAATTCAGTTGCCAGCAGAGCATTAGTGGCAGCGGCTATTTCGCGCGCCGACCAGCGTCGGATTGTCCGCGCACTGGAACGTCAGGAAGCTGGATTTGTAACCAGTATTGTAAAGTCTACTCCATCGTTTAACACGGAATCCATTCTGCCAGCCTATGCCGGGGTGACTCACGTTGATCTTACTTCTGATATCCGAAGTCTTACGGGATTTACTTCGGTGGCCGATTACGGAAAAGTCAGTCCGTGGGAAACTGAAATCGGAGCTTGTGAAGATGTTCGTTATCTCAAATCCACAATCTTCACTCCCTATGTTGGAGCCGGAGCTGCAACTTCGACTATGATAGCAACCGGCGGGAACGCTGATGTGTATCCGGTTATGTATTTCGGCAAGGATGCTTACGGATTCATCGCGCTTAAAGGCCAGTACGCGATTACTCCGATGGTGGTTAATCTGACTCCGAGTATCGCTGATCCATTGGCCCAGCGAGGTTCCGTAGGATGGAAAACCATGCAGACAACGGTAATTTTAAATGACGCATGGATGGCGGTCGCCGAAGTTGCATGTACGTCCTAAAAAATGGTGTTTTGTTTTTTTTTACAGTTCTAAGCAAGAGTTGGCTTGAGAATTGTAAATACCAACCGCGTTGAACATCCCGGCGAACGCGGTAATTGAACTCACGACCGGGACAACTCAACTCATAATTTAAAGGAGTAATATTATGGCTTACGCAAAATTTGATGATCCTAAAATCAGCGCTGAAAACGCTAAAAGGAAAGCTAATATGGCTTTCTTTGATGACACCATTCGCAGGACAATTCAGGGCATTGTGAATAGAGTGGTCTCCGGAACCAACGGAGTGGCCGGAACGGCTGCAAGCGCGGGAACGGCTGCAACAGGTGTTTGCACCAATAATCCTGTATTCGCTTCCATCAATGGCTCTCTTTACACAATTGTCGCGACTGATAATATCAATCTCGGCACAGGAGCTTATTCGGGCGACAATATTCAGACCGGCATGGGAACAATGGGAACAAATTGTTGCTGCAAATTCCTTATCTATGGCGGTACTGACGGAACAGCTCGTGTCTGCGGCCCGGGCAATATCGTTAAGAAAGATGATTATGCCACCGCGACATTGGCCGCTGCGGAATGTAAACTTCCCGATCTTCCCGATAACTGTGTGGCTTTGGCCTCTATGTTGTTGCAAGGTCCGGCGGGAACAGGCGCAAACTTCAGTGTTGGCGGTGCCGGAACAATGGGCACATGTTCTTTTTCCGCACTTGTTCATATGCCGTATCAGGAACCGTTTAAGGCAGAATCATAAGTTAACCGGTTAAGTTAACCGGAAACCGGAGGAGGGTTTTTACTCTCCTCCATTAATGGAGTTTAATTTCTACTATTGTAGATTAGATTAGATTAGATATGGAATTTGTTACTATGGCTACGTCAGGAAAAGAAAGTACAGGATGTTGCCAAAACTTATACAAATGGAGGGAATTGTTACTATGGCTACGTCAAGAGAAGAAAGAGCGGAAGAATTAACTGCGGCTAAAAAGTTAGAACTGGATATGAAAAAGAATCCGGAAAAGTATTTTACCGGCCCGGAAGGTCATGTTCGCGATCGTATTATTGTTAACCAGACTCCCGATATTCCGTCAGAGGGAGCTTTTGTGTCTCTTAACGGATTTGCTTATTTAATCAAACCGGGAGAAGAAATAGATATCCCGCGGCCAATTCGTAAGATGATTGATACCCGGATTAGAACCGACACTATCCAGATTCAAAATCCGGATGGAAGTTATAAATCTCACGGAAGAGACATGCCGAGAATAACTTATATCCTGATTAAAGAGGATGTTGGCAAGGAAGAAGAGGTTGGTAAGAAAGAAGTTCCGGCCATGGAGTAAAGAAGGAATAAAGAATGACAGGAAGAGAATTAATCGCCCATTTAAGAGAAAGTGTATTGGATGATATGTCCATACCCTACCTGTGGCCGGACACGGAACTTCTACGTTTTCTTAATTATGCTGAAGTTCAGGCATGCAGGCGCGCTCATTTGATCATCGATGCGACTACTTCTAATGATTCCGGAACCGCGGCAACAGCTTCCACGGCGGGGCAAAAATCGCTTTGCGTTCTTTCTGTTCTTGCTGATCAGGCCGTGTATCAACTTAGCCCCAAAATACTACAAATAAAACGTTGCCAATTGAAATCCATGACTTACCCTCTTCGTGGCCCGTTAACTTATCCCCAGGTTGATGAAGAATTCTTCTGGTGGGGAACTAATGGAACGGTGGGAACGGCGGGCAGCGGTGGATATCCATCGGCGTTTCTCAACGAGCCGGGGAATACCATTACTTTTCTTCTTTCTCCATCATCCGATGACACCGCTTATTTGGTTGTGTCTCGCCTTCCGTTAATCTCATTTACCATGCAGACATCTCCGGAAATAGACGAGAAATATCATATTGATTTATGTGATTGGGCGGCGAAACTGGCTTATTCCAAACCGGACGCCGATGCCTTAAATTTTGTTTTGGCCAAACAGTATGAAGATAGTTTTACGATGAAATTCGGGCCGCTTCCCGACGCTTATTCCGACCGCATGAGAAAAACAATTCCTATGATGGGGAGAATGAGAGACCGGGAATTTGGAAGTTAGGAATTTGAAGTTTAATAATAAATAAAGGAGTACTTTTAAAAATGGCTATTTTAAAACTTAAAAAACTTATCGAAGATCTTAAGAACGGGTCGACACAAGTTCTTTCCAGTATTGGAATGGTGGCAACAACTGCTTCGTATGCCGGGACTGCCATGTATGCAACTTCGGCTGGCTCTGGAACATCCGGAACGTCTGGAACATCCGGAACATCGGGGACATCGGGAACGTCTACATAGTTTACCCTTGAAATTCGTCTGTTTTAGTTAGTTAAACGATTAACGGAGCAGTCATTGAAATTTATCGGGGAGGAGTAACCGATACCTTCTCCCATTATTAACATCTTCGGATATTTTCCTCTGTATATCCGGATACAAAAAAGGTGAGCGGCACCTAAACAACGCTGGAGGATATTATGGCTAAGATAACAACCATATCAGTTTTTAAAAATCAAAATTTAAATTCCGGAACATCTTGCGTGTCAGATAAAATAGATCTCAGGCATATAGCCAATAACGGTTATTTTGCCTTAGCTACTAATATAATGAGTGGCACGGCGTCTACTTGCGGAACCACATTGTTTACCTATTCCGGATGCGCGTTGGAAGATGGAACTTTTGTCACTCCATCAAAAGCAGTAGCCATCGGCACTTTCGGCACTGCCGGAAGAGATATCCTTACCTTTGAGCCGGAAGTAATGCCTTTTATTAAAATAATCGCAACCCAGACCGGAACCACTGCCGGAGGAAATAACAGCAAATTCGATGTGGATTTGATTGTCCAGTAGATAGGTAGGGTTATATTGTTGGTAAAATTAAACTAAAGAGGACAAACCAAAATGGCATATAGACGACTTTCACTTACCCGGGGTAATTCACACACCTATGGAATAACTTTTAAAAATTCCGCTGGTATTCCCTATAATATTAAAAATTGGGTAATAAAGTTTACTCTTAAAACCAATTATGATTTACCGGATTCTGATGCGTCTCTCCAGAAAGTAGTTACTTCATTTTCCGATACGACATCTGGAACATCGGGCAGCGCACAAATATCTCTTGTTCCATCAGATACAGCTAATCTGGATATCGGGGTTTATGATTATGATATTTCTGTGACGACAAGCCTAAATGATGAATTTATAACTGTGATGAAGGGAAAGTTTGATCTTGAATATGGAGTGACAAAAACTCCAGGAACTGCGGGGACGGGAGTATGAGCGATACTGATATAACCGTAACAATTAGTGATGCTACAGAAATTAATGTTACGTTGGAAAATATTAATGATATCAATGTTACTTTAGAACATGATGGATTAGCTGGATCTTCAGGATCAAGTGGAACATCAGGGACTTCAGGAATGACCGGTACTTCAGGTAGTGCTGGGTCATCGGGTAGTTCAGGGACATCAGGCACAAGTGGGACTTCCGGTTCATGCGGAGTTTCGGGTTCGTCAGGTACATCAGGAGTTTCCGGTTCCAGTGGTAGTTCAGGTTCTTCAGGTACTTCTCCTATCGGCACATCAGGAACATCAGGTTCAAGTGGCTCTTCTGGTTCAAGTGGTACTTCAGGAGGAAGCTCTGGAACGTCAGGTTCATCAGGAAGCTCTGGAACGTCAGGAACTTCTGGAGGTAGCTCTGGAACATCTGGAAGTTCAGGTACTTCTGGAACAAAAGGTACATCAGGAAGCTCAGGTACATCAGGTTCATCTGGTACTTCAGGAGGATCAAGCGGTACGTCGGGTAGTTCAGGACTAAGTGGTAGTTCTGGTACTAGTGGAAGTAGTGGAACATCTGGAAGTTCAGGTACATCAGGAACTTCAGGAGGTTCTTCTGGAACTAGTGGTACAAGTGGAAGTTCTGGAACCAGTGGGATATCTGGTTCATCAGGAACTAATGGTAGCTCAGGAACAAGTGGAACATCAGGAACTTCAGGTGGTAGTTCAGGTACATCAGGAAGTTCAGGTTCATCAGGAACAAGTGGTAGCTCTGGAACAAGTGGAACATCAGGAACATCTGGAGGTAGTTCAGGTACATCAGGAAGTTCAGGTTCATCAGGAACAAGTGGTAGCTCTGGAACAAGTGGAACATCAGGAACATCTGGAGGTAGTTCAGGTACATCGGGAAGTTCTGGAATAAGTGGTTCAAGTGGTAGCTCAGGAACAAGTGGAACATCAGGAGGTAGCTCTGGAACTTCAGGTTCAAGTGGTAGCTCAGGTTCATCTGGTACATCAGGAGTAAGTGGTTCCAGTGGTAGTTCAGGTTCTTCAGGTACTTCTCCTGATTCAGTTGCCTATGCCACATCAGCAGGTTATTCCGGCACCGCCCTCATAGCGTTATCCGGTGGGTCAACCAGTGGTTCGTCAGGCACAGTAGCTTATGCTACAAGTTCAGGAGAATCGGGAACTGCCGGATTCGCTCAGTCAGCCGGATATGCAGGGACAGCTTTAATAGCCATTACAGGAGGGGCGACCTCTGGAACATCCGGGACTGTATCTTTTGCGACTACATCGGGGACTGCCTTATATGCGACAAGTGCCGGTAATGCAGGTACGTCTTATTATTCAGCTTCGGCTGGCCAATCAGGAACTGCATATTTTGCAACCGCAATTGGCTCAGATGGAACATTTAATTCTTTAAGAGTAACTGGGAACCAAACCAGCGGGACAACGGGATATCTTGTTAACACCTATTGGGGAACATCGGCTGCCATGGGGACAACCGGTATTCCCTTAGGTTCTATTTATATCCAAACTGGGACGGCATCTAGCTCGGATTATGCAGGAACTGCCGCCAAAGCCACAAGTGCTGGTTATGCTGGTACATCAGGAACAGCGCCATTAGGTGTTCTCCCATATGGTAATTTCAGTTCCTTAACTTCCCAATTTGCCACTGCCGCTACCATAGCCTACCCGGTAATCCTTGAGTACGATGATGTTAAAAACGGTCTAACTCACAGCACAGCAGGGACGGCCAGCGCAGATGTTCAAATTGATATAGCCGGAACCTATCTAATAACTTTCTCAGCAGTTGCAAAAACAGACACACCAAATGACACTCTTGATATTTGGTTGCGTGTAGATGGAGCAGATGTCCCTCGTTCTAACACTGTTTCCAAGTTTGTCGGAACTGGGAATGAAAGAATAGTGACCGTAACATATATTTATACATTCACTGCCGGACAGAAATTTACTTTAATGTATTGGGGGAATGCTGCTGGGGTACAAATGGTTGCTACTGGAACCGCTGGGACTCCGGCTCGTCCGGCTTCTCCATCCATTATAGTAGCGGTGAGTAAAATAAGTGATTAGGAGTACATCATGGCAGAAGAAATAATAATCGGTAACGCAACAAGGAAGCGGAAAATAACAAAAATAATTCTTGTTGTTGAAGACGTTTTAACAGGCACAAATCCAGACGGCACGACTTACAGGTCATTTAATAATGAAGAAAAGGTTAATTTGGAGATGGCAGATTTAACAACTGCAACCAGACAGGAATTAAAAGGTAAAATCTAATGCCGGTCACGATTGACAAATTTGAATATGCAACGGACGGTGCCGCTCAATCGGCATGGAGAATTAACTTGTCCAACATTCTAACAGGTGGAACTATATCGGCAAGCAGTCAATTCAACAGTTCTTATATTCCCGCTTATGGTGGTGATAACAATTTATCTACAAGGTGGGCAAGTCAAAGCTATAACATTGCGGGTGAGTGGTGGCAGTATGATTTTGGAGAGGGTGTCGCCAAGATAGCGAATAAAGCGGGGATATATCCGTCATTAAATGCGTACAAGAATTTTTATATTAAGGGAAGTAACGACGGAACCGATTGGACAACTTTATACACCGGAATAACTGCCAACTCTGAAACATGGCAATATTTTAGTTTTGATAATAGTACCGCTTATCGGTATTACCGTTTTTATACAATAGATGTTTATTCGGGAACGGCAACGAGTTTTTATGAAGCACAATTGTATCTCGAAAATGCCGTTACCAGAACGTCCGAATCCACCATCAAAGAAGAAGGCGATTATTCCATGAAAGTTGTTGCACCGCAAACAGTAGCATTGAATCATCCACTTACCAGAACAATATCTCCAACAATAAATCTTACCGACCAGACCAGTATTAAATTCTGGATAAGAGCAAGCAGAACAGGTACAAATTTAAAAATCGGCTTCCATGATTCAGGTGGGACGACAACGGAAAGCAATATTGCAATTTCTTCCGCCGACACTTGGGAAGAAAAGACCATTGATATAAGTGCTGTTGCCAATGCCAATAAAGACGCCATTGATTCTATTATTATTACAATCACCAATGCTGATGCCGAAAATACGATTTATCTGGATGAAATGCTTGGATATGTAACGGATGAAGGAACAGGTGGCGGTGGAATAACAAATGCAATAAATGTTTCAATCTTAACCCCCTCAGGTTGGCAAAAAGGAATATAAAGGAGACCGATAATCCATGGCTTCACAAACAGCAGAATTCAGCATGTTACAAATTATCATCAACAGTGGAGTAACAATCACAGCAGTCAGCGTAGCTATTTACTTATTTAAAAAATGGATGAATGCCAGAGAGGTGACAGAAGAAACCATCAAAGAAGATGCCAAGAAAACAGCCAGGGAATTGGCAGAGAGGCATGAAAAGTCATGCAGTGAAATAAAGGATCACATTGAGAAAAACCGTAGCTTTTATGAACGGACTTATTTTGATTTAAAAAAAGATATCGGTAGTGTTTTTGAATTGCAGCGTATTGCCAATGGCAGAACGGGCAAGTTAGAAACAGCATTGGGTATTCTTCAAAAGTCTCAGAGTATCCTAGAGGACAGGACAGGCAAGATGGAACGTGCAACAGATAAATTTTAGGGAGGATTTATGTTTACATTATTGTTCGGCGTATTTTGTTTATTAGTAGGTCCGGTGGCGCTTTACTTCGCGGCAAGATATTCTCCGTTAGTCAAAGCGAAACTATTTGAAATTCTGGAAAACATAGAAGAAAAACAAAACGGTTAAAAATTATTTGAGGGAGGAAAAAGATTATGGCAGACAGAGATCCAAAACATTTATCAGAAAAGTTATATTCCAAATTTGTTGAGTGGGACAGACAAATGCAGGAGAATGATATTGATTATATCCTCACCTGTACCAAGAGAACACAAGCCGAGCAAAACGCTCTCTGGCTTCAAGGACGCGGTAATCCTGGTCCCAAAGTAACATGGACATTGAATTCCAAACATCTTACCGGTGATGCGTTTGATTTCTGTATTATCGTGAACGGTAAATGTGACTGGGCAATGAACTGTAAAGACCATTGGAATAAGGCTGTGGAAATCGGCAAGAGCCTCGGATTGTCCCAAGTAATAGGGAAGGATGGACGAGTAAAGGAATTTGCTCATTTACAATTAGCCTGAGAGGGAGGGCAAAATATGTGGTGGTCAAAATGGAAAGTACCGATAATAATTTCCGCCGTGGTCATAGTGATAATGATAATAGCGTGGTTTTGGATGGGGAAAGATTACGCAGTCGAAATCGTAAACGATCTTGTCAAAGGCCAAGTGACCCAGATAACAGAAGGCTACGACAGAAGAATAAAGGAGTCCGAAAAGAAAGTTGAGTCATACGACAAGCAAATAAAGTCCTTAAAAAAGCAACAGAAGGAGATTGAAAATGAGATGGCAAAGATTAAACCTCCGGAAAGTTCTGATGAACTTCGTGATCGTTTGCGTGTTCTTGGTCTTCATCCCCTCAATTAGCTATGCGGATTTAAGAGGGAAAGTTATCTGGATGGACGAAGCGGAGATGGCTTCAGAAGTTGTCCCTAAATTAGAAAAGTTCTCCAAGATGGAAGAGGAGATAAAAGTTATCAAGGAAGAAATAGTTACATGTGAAGGGAAGGCAGAAGAGTTTAAACAGCAGTTGATTTTCTGTGATGATGCGAAGAACAATGTGGTTAAGATTATGGATTCACAAAAAGAAGCATATGAGAAAATTATCGAGGAAAACAAACCGTCTTTCTTTGATAAACTTAAACTGTTCGTAAGTGGTGGCGGATTGGGCATCTTGGCTGGAATACTTCTGGGAGTTATTTATCTATGAAACGATGGATTTGCAGTATCAAAAAATATTTAAGAAAGCTTATCGACCGCAGGGATTGCACTTCCATGTCCAGATTTTTGTCGCTTAATGTGGTGATGGTCGTGTTGACCGGCTGGGCATTTAACAGTGTGTGGCTGGGGTATATGGTTAACATCCCAGAATCTGTCCTGACTTTTGTTGGTTTAATTGTCGGAGGCCGGACAATACAAGGCGTAGCTGATGCAGTTGGGATATTCAGTAATAAAAAGGATATGGCGGGTAATTAAATCTTGGTGCTGGGAGGGCGGGTTCCATGGCCTGAAAGGAAAACCAACCCTCAGTTTTTCGCCTCTCAGCGCCTTCCAAAATAACTGAGGGAAAATAAAATACCTGGAGGGAGGGTAAGGATAAAATGTTTATTAAAGATTTTGATAATTACCAAATTTTTAAAGATGGAAGTGTCCTAGGGCCAAAAGGAAAATTCTTAAATCCTTGGATAGGACGAGGTGGATATTTAAAAGTATGTTTGAAAAATAATGGAAGAAAAAGATGGGTATATGTCCATAGATTAGTATGTGAAAATTTTATAGCAAATCCATTGGATAAAAAAGAAATAAACCATAAGGATGGGGACAAGTTGAACAATAATTCTGACAATTTGGAATGGGTAACAAGGTCAGAAAATGGATTACACGCATTTCGCACTGGTCTTAATGTGCCGGCGGTGGGAGAAAAGTCAAGTAACCATAAACTTACCAGTGATGATATTGTGAAAATAAGGTCGTTCAGAGGAATAAAAAGTATTACCAAATTAAGTAAAGAATTTTGCGTCAGCAGAAACCATATTTTTAATATCCAGCATGACCGATATTGGAAACATTTGGAGGTGGCCAATGTTTAAGAACCTCCGAATAAACGCAACATTTAATGAACGCACTGGTTATGGAATTCATGGATCGCGGTTCTTTAGTGCCTTAAATAAACTGCACGAAGAAAAAAAAGATGGAACTGAATCAGGGGAAGTATATATATCTCTTCTTGATACAGTTACCGCTTCTCAGATAAATGAATTTCCGCCTCAACCATCTATACTCTATAATGTGTGGGAAAGTTCTCTCCAGCCGGATGAATTTATTCATAAACTTAAAAACTATTCCCAACTGTGGGTTGCTAGTGAAGCGCAAAAGGCTTGGAGTATAACTCAAGGAGTTCCAGAAGAATTTATTCATGTAGTGCCGGAGGGTGTTGACCCAGACATTTATCATCCGGTTGAATGGACAAAAGAACCAGAGACATTTAATTTTATCCATGTTGGCCAGTTTCAGCATCGGAAGTCTACAAAAGAAATTTGCGAATGTTTTCTGAAGGCATTTCCGGGAAAAGAATACCCAAATGTAAGATTATATTTATCTGTTGATACTTTATTTCCATCAGATCAATATAATTCAACAGAAGAAAGAATGGTTGCTTACGGATTTACTGATTCAAGATTTATCATTGTTCATTTCGAGGAAAGACAGGATTACATTAAACGGCTTCAAACATCTCATGTATTTGTGAGTTGTTCACGTTCAGAAGGATTTTATCTTCCTGGAATAGAATCTATGGCTTGCGGAATCCCCACGATACTTTCCAATTATGGTGGGTCAACGGAATATGGAGAGGATGCCCTTTTGGTTAATGTTCCTGAATTAAGAAAACCAGAAGGTATATATGGAAATTGGACGGTGCCGGGATTTTGGGGAGAGCCAGACTACATCCATTTAGTAGAAGTAATGAAGGATGCCTATAATAATTATGAAACACATAAAGCAAAAGCATTAAAAACTTCTGACAAAATCCGTGACAAATTTTCATGGGACGCTGCGGCTAAAAAGGCAATAACTCATTTAGAACAACTACATAAAGAAGTTGGAACGGTGACAAATGTTACGACAAATACTGTGACAAATACTGCCACTATTTGTAATCCTGAATCCGATGTCCGTGCTTATGCGCTCAAACATGGTTACAAAATAACCTCAATGGAAAAAGAATCTTCCTGTTTCGTAATAGGTTGCTGGCCTAATTCCCAAGAGAAAATGGATACCCTTATCGAAACCATTACCCAAGTCAAATCTTTTGGTTGGCCGGTAATAATATCGACTCATTATGCCCTACCTCCGCCTATCATGGAAATGGTGGATTATGTTATCTACGAGAAGAACAACGTCCTCTCTGACGATTGGAGAGCCACCTATTGCCGTACCAATCAATCTGGCCAGATGGAAGTCAAGCGTTGCAACATCCCTTACCATGGAGTTGCCTGTCTCAATGCCATCAGAAATGCAGTTGATTTCTGTCATGGGAAATTCGACCGGATCAACTATCTTGAATTCGATTGTGAAGCCGATATTGATAAATTCATTCAGATAGCCTTGTCCTCAACCAAACCTTTCACCGGCATAAACTATGAAAACCGTGGACTCCGTACCGATATCTGGAGTGGGAAAGCAGATTTCCTCTTTGCTGCCGTTCCCAAGATATCCTCATGGTCGGAATACACTGCCGGCATGGTCAATATTGATACCGAGTACATTCTTGAAACATGGCTATACAAGAAGTTCCTTGAAGCTTTTGAATTAACTTCTCTTAACCTTATCGAATTTGAAGTTGATAATCGGTTCGATCAGGTTGACCGTGACCTCTGGGATGATGATGTGTTCATGGTAAGTTTCTTTGATGGCGCTTTGTTGAACATCGTGGGAATTTCCAACAGAGAATATGATGTGTCTTTCAGTGTTCCCGAGAAAAACATTTATGGCCTCAAGCAAAAAGTCGGAATGTGGAGCAAGCCGGAACCTAAATTCTATCTCCCATGGACTGTAATCGCATCCATAAATGGTGAAGAAAAATACCGCCATGAGATGAATTTAGAGGGTAAAAATGTCCTTATCCAGATGGGTTCCAAGGCTCTTGGCGATACAATTGCATGGATGCCCTACGTGGAAGAGTTCCGTAAAAAACACAACTGCCATGTAATCTGTTCCGGCTGGTGGTTAGAGATATTCGACTATCCGGAAATAGAGTTTATTAAACCAGGCTCGGAAGTCAAGAACATCTATGCTGGATATGCAGTCGGGTGTTTTGACGATCAATTAGACAAAAATCCTATTAACTGGAGAGATGTCCCGTTGCAAAAGGTGGCCGCAGATATATTGGGATTGGAGTATAAGCCGATTCAGGCGAAGTTAAAAGAAAGCACATTATCTCATGTCCCAGTTAAAAAACCTTATATCTGTTTCTCTGAATACTCTACTATGCAGAACAAAATGTGGAATCGCCCCGGCGCATGGCAAAAGGTAATCGATTATTTGGTGTCTATCGGTTATGAATGTGTGTCTATCTCTGCCGAACCATCTCAACTCAACAATGTAACCAAGCACAATGGCCAATCCATCCAGGCAACCATAGCGGATATCCAGAACTGTGAATTCTACATCGGCCTTAATCACGGACCCATTTGGATTGCTCATGCTCTGGGTAAGCCAGCCATAATGATTACCGGCGTGTCCGAAGAATGGAATGATTTCCCCAACCCCTACCGGATAGCTATCAACAATGAAGTGTGTGGTGTCGGGTGTTTCAATGATAAGGAGTTGCCTATAAGTAGAGATTGGCATTGGTGCCCACGACAGCCAGATGATAAAAAATATATCTGCACAAGAGATATAACCGAAGACATGGTAATCAACATGATAGAAAAGCTTAGAGGTGATAAAGATGCCGGTAAAATTAACAAAGCTTCCAAGCGGAAAAGCAAGAGTGTCAACACCAAGCGGAATTCACGCAAAAGAGACAACTGTAGAAAAGGCGAAAGCACAGGAGCGATTGCTCAATGCAATTGACCACGGATGGAAACCAACTAAGGGTTATGGACTAGGAAAAAAATGAAGCCTTCATTTAAAACAAGTAAATATGACACTTTGCTTGGCATAGATAACAAAAACGATACTACCAAGGTTATCCAGCGCCAAACTTCAGGGTTTCGTAAAGTTACCCTGGTACGGTTTCCTACGGCTACCAATGTTGATATCCATAAGGACAACCGGATAACAAGATGTGATGGATATGCTCTTTCACTTTCCGGTTCCTATACGAGTGTGTGGTCTAACAACAAAGTCTGTCTCGGATTGCACAGTGGTGATTTAGTCAGGATATGGGAAGATTTTTCAACGACTATTCTCATGCCTTTAGTCGGCAACGATGAGATGGTTTATGAAACCTTGCGTGATGGATATGTAGTTTTCACCAACAACACTATCATTGGCCAACTAAAGGATGAAGTTACTTCTTTATTCCCAGCCACTACCAGAGAGTTTAAATCTGTAATGCCGGCAGGGAATATGTTAGCTTATTTCCAAGGCAGTCTTTACGTTGTTAAGGGAAACGCGGTTTATATTTCCGATGTTCTCAATCCGAGAATTTACGACCAACGTTGGGGGTTTAAACTGTTTGATTCTAACATAACAATGTTCATACCTGTCTCGGATGGAATATATGTTTCTGATGCTAATTATGTTTACTTCATGGAAAGGAAAGGTTCTCTGGAAAAGGTAGTCGCAACACCATTGTTTAAGCTTAAAAAATTATACGATAGTCCAGCCGTTGCCGGAACTGCCCAAAAAATATATGATGTAACTTCTCCCAGTGGGAAGAAATTTGAGCAGGCAATTGTCTGGGTATCGGGAAATACGTTTTGTTTTGGCGGTGATGGTGGTTCCTTTGAAACCATTCATAGCGATATTTATTCAGTTCCTTCAGGAAGAATAGGTACCAGCATGATTAGGAAGAATGGAAACCTTAATCAATATTTAACAATTATTAAATAATGGAGGAATGAAAATGGCACTTTCGTGGAGTACAGGAATTAGGAATTTTGCAAACAATAGGGGTTCGTATCAGCGCGCGCTGAATGGTGGAATTATAGAACTGAGAACAGGTTCCGCACCTTCAACCGCTGATGCTGCCGTAACAGGAACGCTTTTATGCACGGTGAGTCTTGCGAGCGCTTCCGTAACCAAAGAAGTATTGCCGGCCGGAACTATCACGATCAGCGGTTCGTCCGGTACATGTGACAGCATAACAGTCAACGGTCAGGAAATCCTTGGCGCTGCCGTTACTTTTACGACTGATTTAACCACAACGGCCACATTGATTGCCGATCAGATTAACCGGTACATACCGCCAGGTGGAGTAAAATACACTGCTACATCTGCCGCCGCGGTAATTACCATCACAGCGCTTCCGGGAACAGGTACGTCAGGGAACGGGTATGAAATTTCGGCAACAGGAACTACTTTGACCTTTGCCAGCACCCAGGGTTTGGGTACAGCAGCAGCTGGTGTATGCGGTTCAGGTGGTCTCACCTATGGCGCAACAACGGCTGGCATCATGTCCAAAACCGGTGTGTGGTCTGGTGTCAACGTAGCCTCTGGGGTTGCTGGATACTTCCGTATTCTCAGTTCAGTCAATGATACTGGCACGGCATCGACAACGGCCATCCGTATTCAGGGGGCATGTGGAATTTCCAGTGGTGATTATCCCATGACTTCGACCACGTTGACTTCTGGGCAGACCCATACAATTGATACGTTCTCGTTAACATTGCCGTCTGCGTAAGGATAAAACATGGCATTTGTATTGGAAATAATCGCACCGGTTCCCACGCTTGATTTTGAAGGTCAGGTTGTGGGAATAACAGGTCCTGTACCAACCATAACAATAACGGGACATTCTGAGTCTACTATTATTGACATGGTTGCGCCTGTTCCGACACTTTACATAATGACAGCCGGCGGTGCCATGCTTATCGGTGCGCCATCCCCGACCATCGAAATAACCGGTTCTGTCCAATGGAATGAGTTGGAGATTGAAGTACCCGAGCCAGTTATCACGATAATATCCACTTACACGACAGGGATATTAAATATCAGGTCGCCTTCTGCAACCTTATCGTTCTCCTCCAACGATGGGTCTTATGTGGATATAGAATTAACCGCACCTGATCCTGCTATATCCATGACCTGTTTGATAACCGCTACTGCTATGGTTGCCATTACCGCGCCAGTTCCGATTATCGATATTTCCACAGGGGTTATTGCTACCTCCCGTAAGTGTATAGTGCTCAACACCGACAACTGGGAAGTAAGTGAGTATGATTGGGAATTTGATGAATTGGTCAAGTTTGGGGATAAATATCTTGTAATTAATAATAGTGCAGGGATCTATTCTATTAGTGGTGATACCTTCGCCGGAACAAGCATAGACTCCGTTCTGGAAACCGGTCAAGACGATCACGATACCCTTCAGTCCAAGAGAATCACCGACCTCTGGGTATCTTGGAAATCCAAAGAAGATGGCCTTATCTCTGTTATCATGGATGGTGACAGTGATGAGACATATGATTACGACTTAATCGGGACCGATGATAATAACGATGCGGTCAAAGTCGAAGTTGGTAGGCCTAATCCCAAAAAACACATTAGCATTAAATTCCAGAACCAGTCCGGTGCTGATTTTACTTTATCCGGGATGGAAATGACAATCAGCCTTTCACCGAAGAAAGCAAGGGGAGTGGTGTAATGGATAAACCAACCCGCTTTTTTATTAATACGGAACAGTTGCCCGGAGAAGTTGCCGGTAAACTAATTGCCATGGGAAAGCAGTTATTAGCCCGTTTTGATTTAATGAGAGAAGCGGGAATGGTGGGTGATGTCTGGACGCAGAGAACCAATGATGGGATAGTATTTAAACTGGATAAATCAGGTGACGTGGATAATGTAAAGATATTTATGCCGTTTGAAGTTGTTGAAAAAGAGAAGAAGAAAAAAGAAGAAGAACTGGAAGTGGTTATTCTTGTACTCCTTGTTTTGCTGATTGATGATAATGCAAGTAAAACAGATGGATTTTATGTTTGGGACAATATTGAAACCGATTCCGCCAGTAGACTTTTTATCAAAGAAGATGAGGTCGCCTTATTCGATGCAGAAGGATACCACACAACTATTAAATACAAAGAACAGGATTATAAACTTGAAGAATTGGAACTTATCAGCACTTATAGCTATGGATTAAATTTAACAAGTGAAATTGTTTATGACCTTTATGAAGATAATGAAGGATTGTATCCTAGTCTATATCATTATATATATAATGAATATTTTACATTAAATTTCGTTACAGACTTGGGGAATATTCCTTGGGGTGGTAAAACATGGTCTTGGTATCGTGACACTGAAAAAACGGCTGTTTATTCACTGAACTATGTAATCCAAGGGTTAATTCCAATTGATTATTATCCGATGTGTCGGCTTGCTCTTGTTACCGGCAATGCGAATTATATTGAAGGCTCCACATACATTTTTATATTACGAGAAGAAAATTGGACACGGGGACCTCTTACATATGAAGAGGCCAGAACAGCAACTTTTCATTGTGAAAGAGTTTACACTCTTCATTATGGGAATAGTATCGAAGGTCATGTGGCAATTGAATTATTAAGATTACCTGACAGCGTTGATTATAATGAAACAAAGCATTTGGTGCTCCATGTTCCAAACATTTACAAGTATGGCGATAAGGTATTGTATAGCTATTCGATATGGAATGAATGGGATGAAACTTATACTTATGAATATATTTATGATGGAGTTCGCCATATAAGTCCAATTTTTGCTTTTGGGAAGGAAAAATATCCTGATTCTACCACTTATGATATAGGGAAATATCACGATTTTCATGGAAGTACAACAGATGAAAGAGCCGTTAAATATGGACATGAATATTGGTCTGCCGGTTCAATGAGAGCAGCTCTTAAAACGATACCAGGGAGCAAGAATAGCATTACTTATTAGGAGGAAATTATGTTTACCCCAAGAATGTTTATAACCAACACCCCGTCTATCCCGAACACGGAAAAGGCGGCCACCCAAACTGCCACTTATATAGATACTGTCATGCTTCATGCTGATGAAACTTATGACAAGGCCATGGCTCTTCTGAATACCATGGGGCAGTTTGCAACATTTACTCCTATTGATACTTCTACCGGATGGACGGATGTAAGCCTTCCGGCAATCAATACTTATGACCTCGGTTCTCTCCCCGTTAAACCAACGCTAGACAGTATTGCTGATCCGGCCATTAACTTTACCTATACAGAAGACCCGTATGTGTCTTCTCTCCTTACCGCGCTTAAAGCAAAGTTACTTAGTGACCTCAATGCTGGTGGGATCGGTTTATCCTCTGCTGTGGAAAATGAAATCTACGACCGAGAAGAAGAACGGGACATCCGCCAGCTTTCCGATGAAATTGACCGTATCTCTACCCGTTGGTCAGAGTCCGGTTTCTCTATGCCGGATGGTGTTCTTACAGCTATGACCTCGTGGGCTAATATAGAATACCAGAACGCGAAGTCCGACAAGTCTCGTAAAATAGCTGAAGATAGTGAAAGGCTGGGGATTGAAAACATCCACTTCACCATTGAAAAGGCAACCTCGCTTGAACAAGTGTTGATGGGATTTAATGCGGCCTCCAACAAAAACAAAATAGACGCAGCCACTGCCATCATGGAAGCCGGCATTAAAATCTTCGAAGCACAGGTCAGAAAGAACCTTGCTGATGTTGACCTCTATAAAGCAGAGGCTCAGGCATACGAAGCCAACGCTAAAGCTCTTGGAGCAATTGCTGGAGTGGATGTTGCCCTTTATGAAGCACAGACAAATTACAATGTGGCCAGAAGTAATATTTTAGTCAAGGAAATAGATTTACAAATTAAACAATTGGAAGTACAATTAAACATAACAAATGATATAGCGAGGTCGGTGGCAGATGTGGCAAGCAGATTGGCAGCAGGAGCAATGTCAGCAGTCAATGCCAGTGCTTCAATTGGTTGGAGTGGAAGTGATTCCAATAGTGTTTCTAATGGAAGCACTTACAGTATGATAAGCAGTGGAAGTGAAAGTATATCAGAAAGCATAAACCATAATTTAAATGAATAGGAGGGAATAACAATGAGGGTAATTAATGTATCAGAGGAATTGGTAGTACGCGCACACAACACACTTTATTTGGAAGAGGCGATAAAAACAATTATTAACGGTCTAGTGAAGGAAATAGTAAAGTCCCATCTGGACGTTCTGCAACTCTGGAAGGATGTGGAAACCGAGGCCGCGAAACAAGGAATAGTCAAACAACCGGACGAAGCATTTAATTTTGATTATGTGACAAGCAAGTTTACGTTAACTAAGAAATAATTGGAGGTTATCATGGCAACATTAGACGACAAAAGTGCTATGGGTATTTCGATAATGGATTTATTGAATTCCAAACTTGGGACTCCTGCGGGTGTTGTGCCAGTTTCAGAACAAATTAAAAATATAAAGGAGGGGAAACCGAGATTTGGACTTCTGCCTGCTCCTGCCCCGAATAATACTGCTCCGCCTCCAGGCACTCAAACATTCACCGGTTCAACCCGATACTCAACCAACCCCCAAGGTTATGCAGTGGAAGGAACTAAACAACCCGGAGCGCCAACCAAGGACAATGGAGAGATTGGTAAAAACATTTCTTCTGCTAAGAAAGGCTCTTCCAAAGGTTTGACTATTTCTCCTGTGAATACTCCACCTGTAAATTTTGTGCAAGGAATAAGGGGTGGGTTAGCCAGTTGGGAGCAACCCGAATTTGAAAAAACTCCTCCCAAATCACTTCAGGAAGCCCAAATTCAGAACAGAGATGCAATTGTCACAAAAGCCATGCGTGATGTTTCATCATATTTATCTAAGGGAGATTTGTCCGCAGAAGACGCATCTAAATATGCAGCGGCTCTCTCGTCAGCTTCCAACCCCATGAAAGAAATTCCAGAAGCAGCTTACAGAGAAGGAGAAGTCCCTTATGCCGGAGATGTATTAAAATCAGGGATAGGATTTAATGAAGCACGATCTGAAGAAGCTAGAGCATCTGCCAGATTGCACCAAGCCAATGTTGGTAAGGTTGGCGCAGAGACAAGGAATATTGGGTTGAGTAATAAGGAATCCAAACAACGTGCTGATGAAATAAGATCGTTGTCAGTACACACAATAACAGACGAACTTGGACAAACCAAAACTGTCTATGATACAGGATATGGAATGGAGCAGTACAACAAACTTCATGGAATCCCCGCACCTGAACCAAAAACCGATGCGGATATTTTGGCAGAGGCAAGAGCGAAAGCAATAAGGAACCCTTCACAGAGGCCGAAGATAAGACAATACCTCATTAACAATGGATTTGATCCGAAGGCAATTGACGAAATTTTAGGGAAATAACTATGGCTGATTTTTGGGATGATTTTGATAAACAGGAAAGTGGATATGGGATGAGCCGTTCCGGAGATTTCTGGAATGGATTAAATGATACAGAAGTTGTGTCTCCTGAAAAGCCTTCCAGTAATCCGATTCGTCGTTTGGCCGATCCTCTGGTCGGATTGGTCAAAGATACGGCGGTCGGTATTCCGGAAACAGTAGTCGGCCTTTTGGATATCCCTACTATGGGATATGCCGGTAAGGTTGCTGAAACGGTTTCCCGCGGATTAGGACTTGGTGATTTTAAATCAGCCAACGAAATGTTTGATAATTTACTGACTCCCGAAACCAGAGAGGCTCAACAGAAAGTAGCTGAGGCCAAGGGTTTCTTGCCGACCATCGCCACGGCTATTCAGAATCCATCATCAATTGTTCAAACTGTCGCGGAGTCTATCCCGTCTATGTTTACAGGCCTGAGGGCAGCCGGCGTAGTTTCAAAATTAATCGGCAAACCTCTTGTGGAAGCAGGAATCAAAAATCTACCTCGTATTGCCAAAGTTGGCGGCATTGCTGAAGGCGTGATTACTGCCGGGCAGAATACTGAACAAACAAGACAGCAGACGGAAGAAGGAACATTAACCCCATCTCAGGTTGGTATTAATACAGTATCGGGAATTTTAACTGGAATTCTTGGCGTGACCGGAGCGAGACTGGCCAAGTGGTTAAAGATTGATGATGTTGATATGTTATATACTGCTGGGCGGAATGGAATGGTCGGAGATGCTGAAAAGAATATTTTTAAGAAGGTATTAAAGGGTGCTTTTCAAGAAGGTGTCTTGGAAGAGCTTCCTCAATCTATGCAGGAACAAATTGCCCAGAACCTTGCTCTTAATAAACCTATTGACGATGGCGTGTTTGAAGCTGGCGCTATGGGTATGCTGGCCGGGTTTGCTCAATCTACTGGAGCCAATATTGCCGGTTCAACCATGCAGAAGATGAAGAATGAGTTGGATCCGATTAACCAAACGATTAAAAAAATAGCGGATGAAACATTGCCTGGTGAATTGAGTGCGATTGGCGGATGGGATAATGGGAAATTAGTTGAAAATATTACGCCAACCGCTGTTTCTGAAACTCCATCAAGACTTCATCCTTCCGAGATTGATTATGGTGAAGAAATTTCTACTCCTCTTCCTACTCCAACAGAATCTTTTCCTGAAAGTTTTTCAACTGGATTGCAGGGAATAGCAAGAGAATTGAATGTTGGACAGTTTGCGCCATTAACAGCGGAAGAAACCGGAGTTGAAAATAAAATACCTGTCGCTCCTGAAGAAAATATCCCCACGCCTGAACGGAAGGTTGAGGCCATTGATAAAAAGGAATCGTGGCAAGAAAGACGCAAGCAATTAGTTAATTTAAGAGATAACCTATCGCGCAAGGCGGATGAACAAAATAAACAAGACCCGTCATTTCCGCCAGCCGAATACGATTCCAGGGTAGAAGAAATAAATAGTGTCATAGAGAGCGGCGACCTCGTTAATCGCAAAGCAAATATATTAAAGGGAAACACACAAGAAAAGTTAGAAGAAATACATAAGAACGGAATGGCCGAAGTTCTGAAAAAATATCATGACCTTATACCATCTGAGACAACCCGGAAGTCCGAGAGGAAAACCGGGAAGACGGAAGACAGTGAAAAAGTCAAAGAACCGTGGAAGATGACGAAGGAGGAATATGCACCTAGCACACCAGCGAAACTAGCTGATGTAATTGAGAAAGAATCTGAAGATGCTCCTAAAGAACACATAGGAGATTTTGATGATTTGCGTGCTGAATATCGCAAGTATGGATTGATACTATCGAAAAAAGGGAATGAATATAGACTTTCCAATGGCGTGAGTGCGACTCCCAGGACATTGATAATTGGTAGCAAAGAAAGGATTAACAGGGTAGCGGATAATTTAAAAACTTACGCTAAATACATCAAAAACGAAACAGATGAAATAGACGCTGGAGAACGGAAATATAATCATAAAGGTATTATTGAGCAAGCCCTTAAAGAAGGCAAACTTGTTCCTGAATCCATCCTGAAGGAGTATCCTGACCTTGTTCCCAAGAAGGAAGAGGAAAAGACCAGAAAAACGGAAGACAGTGAAAAAGTCAAGAAGGCGATAAAAAGCCAATTAGTTGAATATAAAGCAGAACTTATCAATAGGCTGGCTAGTTTAACAAAGGAAAAGGCTGCCGCGAAATCAACACGAGAGACGGACAGACTTGAACGATTAATATCTACGACGGAAACTGAACTCGATAGATACCTTAGAGAAAAAACATTACCACAGGATAGAATTGATAGCATCAGACTTGCCCAGACAGAGATTGCTAAAGCCGGGGGGAAGATTCCTAAAACATCAGAAGAGGCGCAAATAGCAATTGATAATTACGAAACTGAACTTATCAAAAAATATGGAGAGAAAGCAGTAATAGAAGCTCCCATAGGAAAATTTGAATCTGGAGATTTTCCTTATGGCAAATCTCCATTATCCGAACCTGATCTTGCCAAATTGAATAAACTATATGAAAATAGAGATAATATAGATAAAGTAGAATTAGATAAATGGCATAAATATATATATGAAAAATCAGGATTATCCAAACAAGAAGTTGATGGCGCATTAAAATCTTTAAATATGCCGGTTGGCAGTGATTTGAGTATCCCTTTTACCGCAGAAGGGTTGCGTAAATTTGGAGAAAGAGATACTGATAATCTTAAAAATTTATATAATAATTTTTCAAAAGAAACATATGCCGATTTTAAATTTTCTGATAATCCGGATAATCCTGTAATCCAGGGTGTTGTTTATAATAAAGATGGCCGGCCAGGTAAATGGGACAAAGAAGCATTAAAGAAAACTGAAAAATTATTTAATACAATAGGTGAAACTCAAGGGAGAGAACCATTAAATCTTCTTGTTGATATTGCGAATAAAGAAATTACCAAACCTCCTATCACCAACCAGGAACAGTTAAAGCAACGTCTTGCTGAAGGTAAACGTCTGGCCGCTGAAAAACGCACTGAAGCGGCCGGTAAACCAATCGCCAAATCTGTTGAAGCTGTTAGTACTAAAGAACCGTGGCAAACAAGCGATTTGGCAGTTAAACCGAACATTAAGATTGAAAGCATACATGCTCTTAAGCAATCGGATGGGAAATTCAAGTTATTTTATCGTGGTACAAGGAACGAAGTATTTCCCGGCAATACATTTAACTCTGCAACGGACGCCCGGAATTTCTTTTCTGGGCAGAAGAACAAAGAACTTGAATCAAATCAGCAAAAAACTTATGTGTCAAACACCAAAAAGGTGTCCACAGAAACAAAACCAGCAGTAAACGCGCAAAAAAAGATCACTGAAGCAGACCCAGAAACACTAAATCTTGTTTTACATGAAATGAGGTCTGGATTAGAAACAGGTACGCCAGGTGGGTTTCAGGGATATGACGAAAACGGAAATCCCATTTATATGAAATCAGGATACCAGGGATGGTTTAGCGATCTTGTAAAAAAATACGGGAATAAAAAGACTTCTCCCACAGGAGAGAAGGAAAGTATTAATGCAAAATATCTTGTAAACATTATCAACAAGGGGTTGGAGAATGATAAACTTACAAGTAAGCAGAATATTATTTGGGAAGATGTCAATAAAATAGCCGATCACGAAAGCGGCAAGACTTATGCCGGATTAGTAAACCAATTTGAAAAGATCAGGGAGTTACAAAATGAAACAAGAAAACAACTTGCCGAAGAAGAAATTAACGCCGGAGAAATTGCAGAAAGCAAAGACGATTTTATATCCGGCGCTTCTGAAATTCTTGAATCTGAAGGGTATTCGTCCGAACAACTCGAATCAAACGTCGCAGAAATAACCTCCTTCTTTGACGAAATGTCAAAGGAACCCAGTGCCACCAAACAATCATGGGAACAAACAAGAGAAGAATTTGTCGGAGAAGCCACTGGTGATGAAAGAGCAATACGTCTGGCTGCCCACGCTCAACACGTCAAACAGGCAATAGCAGATGGAGAAAGGGTTCCCCTCGAAGTTTTAAATAACTATAAAAATAATGGATGGGCGCAAATTGCCATTGATAAGATTAAATCAAAGGGTGACGTTCAAACAGAATTAGCCGGGACGGACTCTTTTAATCTTGCCAATCCGGCCGCGCCAAGAGGAATGGGTGAAAATATAAAGGAAGTCATTCCGTCTGGAAACCTGTTTACGGAAGGAAAAAAGAAAGAAAGCGATATTCCTTTTAACCGTGGTGGAATATCCGGCCTCCAACAGTCCCAAGTCCAGTCTGTTATTGACCAGGCGCTTAAATCAATCTCCACCCCCCCCAAAGTCAATATCATTCAGTCTAATCAAGATTGCCCCGAATCTGTCCAAAAAATCATGGAAGAATATGAAATAGACGATGCTATGGGATTTACTCATAACGGTGAAGTCTATTTGGTGGCTAACAATATAAGAAATGAAGAAGAAATTCTCAGAACTATGGCCCACGAATTGACCCATAGCGGATTGGGTAGATTCTTCCAGAGACAGACACAGGGTAAGATTATGCCTGTACGCGCTGAATACGAAGTCCTGATGGACGCTATTTACAGGGCGCATACTGAAGAAGTAGAACAGTTATCCAAAACTACTCACACTCATTTAAACACCAGAACGGTTCAGGGAAGAAGACAAGCGTGTGAAGAATGGCTTTGCAACCAGTCTTATGAGTCCCAACCAAAGTGGTATGACAAGTTAGTTGCTATATTCAACGACCTTTTAAGAGCTGTTGGACTGAATGTCAAGTTGTCTGATGCGGAAGTCCGGGTAGTGTTGCAGGATGCATTTAAAGAGTTTGGGGGCGAGGGCGTCAATTTCAAAATAGCCCATCACGGAACACCGCATATTTGGATGCCTGAACCTGGGTTCCCTCATGGCAGACCGAGGCTGGATAAGATAGGAACAGGCGAAGGCGTAGCAGCGTTCGGATGGGGATGGTATTCGGCAGAAGCGGAAGGCGTGGGGGAAGAATATCGCAAGCAGTTATTAAGCGAGAAAATACAGACGTTAAGTGAGCCCAAGTCTTTAAAAATTAATGGGGAGCGCATTTTCACCCAAGAACGCACACCACGAAAGAATGCAGCGTTAATGTTAAACCGACTCGGCGGCATAGAAGCAATAAGGGCAGCGGAAGATAATGCTTCATACGGAGACAAATTTGATAAAGATGTATTGGATAGCCTATATGAATTAATCAACTCTAACACGAAAATTGAAATAGAAGAACATGACCCCGGTTCCCTCTACAAACTCGAAATCCCCGATGACGTTATTCCGAAGTTGCTGGATTGGGATAAACAGGTTGGCCATAAAATATGGGTAAAAATATTAACACAAATGCGGGCAGAAAACAGACCTGAGATATGGCACGACAGTGAAATGGGTAAAATATACGGGTTGCGAGGGAACGAAAGGGGATATCGAATATATTCATCATTGTCTAAAACTCTTGGTTCCGATAAGGCCGCTTCTAATTTTCTTGCTCGCGCAGGTATCCCCGGCAACAAGTATCTGGATTGGATGAGTAGGAACAAACCGCTTGCTGATATTAAAAAAGCATTTCTTGACGCTATTCCCGAAGACGCAGACTTCCATGAAGTTATGGAACTTATTGGAACAGGCGCATTTACAACAGATCAAGAAAGAGTGCTTAGGGCTATAAACGATAATGATTGGCTGGGGTTCGATTACCCATCGCAGGCTATTTCTGCTGCGTTTAGTAAAAATTTAAGCAATTATGAAGCATCACTGGAATTATTAAATTCCATATCTGATTTAAAAAATGCGAACGAATCCACATATAATTTCGTCATCTGGGATCAGAAAGTTTTAGATCGCATTGCGCTTCTGGAACGGAACGGTGAAAAACTGGACGCCATAAGAGAAGAACAAGAACAAGAAGTACCGATTGAATTTCAGCGTTCACCCGTCCGCCGAAGCCAACCGATGTTTTCGCGTTCGGACAACCCGGATTACAAATGGTGGGAAGGTATGGACATCCGGAAACAATTAGAAAGCCTCCCGTTTAAATTCTGGCAGAAGCCCCGTGATTTTATCGCTGATGGATATGTTCCCATCACCAGAGCAGAAGCGGATAAACTTTATTATGACGGAATGGATATATTTGTTGCTCGTGTTGATCTAAAGGGTGCGGAGACTACCGGGAACGAAGGATGGTTCATGCACCCCAGGAGCAGTTTCTATGGATACCAAGGATATAATTATGATGAAACATATTATCAAAACAAAAAAGCAAAAGAGTTGTATCAAAAATATTCGAAAAGATATTCTTTATCCGAAAGAGGAAGAAAGGATACTGTTCAAGAGGGAATGCGAGCAGATACCGGAATACAAGACGGGTTGCAGGAAGTAGCATTCTCTCGCAGGATGTTTGGAGACCTTAAGCCCCTTGATTACATTTCCTCTTACATCCCCGATTCCTTATCCTCCTGGTTCAAGCAAACCTCAACTAACTCCGTACCTCCTTCTGATATCTCTCAAACCAACGGAACATGGGAAATTCCCGCATCCTCAACCATGAATACTCTTAATTACATCCTGGCCGATCGAAACATTGACCTTCGGGACGCGGTCAAATCCATCGAGAAAACTCATGGTATATTGGAAGATCAAAAAAATACCAGTCTCAAAGAAACACTCTTCTCCGGCAGATTGAGTTCCCGTCTTGATGATTTTGTCAATAATGAACTCCATTCTGTTATTTCGGCAATGGCCAAAAATGGGATATCCATTGCTCAAATTGAAGAATATCTCCATGCCCGTCATGCCGAAGAAGCTAATGATTATCTTGATTCTTTGCCGGAAGATAAACGTAAGGGTAATGCCGGTATATCAACGGAAGATGCTAATGATTATCTTGATTCTCTTGATCCGGCATTAAAGGAAAAGTATGAAAAAATAGCCCTGATGTTGGACAAGATAACCCATAAAAATGCCCAATTGCTTGTTGATTATGGTCTGGAATCTCAGGAAACTATTGATAAATGGTTTAATAAATACAAACATTATGTTCCCCTTTTCCGTGAAGACATAGAAGAACGTCCTGGAACCGGTCAGGGATTTACAGTGGCCGGATCAGCATCCAAAGGGCGCACCGGATCGGAACGTAAGGTTGTCCATATTCTTTCCAATATCGCTATGCAGAGGGAAAGAACACTTACCAGAGGAGAGAAGAATAGAGTATCTCAATCACTGGTATCTTTGGCAGAAAACTTTCCCAACGAGGATTTCTGGAAGATAATCAAAATCCCCAGACTCAGCGCTTTTATCGCTCCCGGTATTGAGGCTAAAATAAAACCAAATGTGGTTGTAGCCAGAATCAAAGATGAAGAAACAGGGGAAATTAAACATATTGGCGTCCAGTTTAACGAAAATAATAAGCGCGCAATGAGGATGGCTACCGCTCTTAAAAACATGGACATGGATAATATAGGCGAAATTCTTGGAACTCTCGGAAAAATAACCAGGTATGTTTCAGCCATTAATACTCAATATAATCCTGTGTTTGGAGTAACAAATTTCTTCCGTGATATGGGAACGGCTGCGTTTAATTTATCTACTACAAAAATTGCCGGTAAACAAAAAAAGGTGCTGAGTAATGTTTTACCGGCCATGAAAGGTATTTGGCAGGCGACCAAAGGTAATGAATCATCAGAAATGGCCAAACTGTTTAAGGATTTCCAACTTCATGGTGGGCAGACCGGATATCGTAATCTATTTGTTGTAAGCGAAGACCGGGCAAAAGATATAGAAAGGGAGCTAAAGTCTCTTCAGGCAGGAAAACCAAGGCGGTACCTCAGCGCTTTTGCCAAAATTTTATCTGATTATAATACCATGTCGGAGAACTCAATCCGTTTATCCGCTTATAAAGTCGGTATTGAATCCGGTATGACAAAAGACAAGGCGGCGTCCATGGCCAAAAATTTAACCGTGAACTTCAATAAAAAGGGTCAAATTGCCGGTCAGGCTGGCGCTCTTTACGCTTTCTTTAACGCTTCAGTACAAGGAGCTGTCCGGATGTATGAAACGCTTAAGGGGCCAAAGGGATATAAAATTATTGCCGGAGGTATAATCCTTGGAGCAGCCCAGGCCATGATGTTAGCCGCAGCAGGATTTAAGGATGAAGAACCGCCTGAATTTGTCAAAGAACGCAATGTTATAATTCCCATTGGCGATAAAAAATACATCACTTTCCCCATGCCGCTAGGGTTCAATGTTATTCCTAATGTTGGTCGTATCCTTGCAGAAATAACCCTTGGCGGCGGTAAAAATGCAGGGGTCAAAATGTCCGGTTTAATCGGAATTATTATGGAAACATTTAACCCCCTGGGATCTTCAGGATTGTCCATGCAAACCGTGGCGCCTACCTTTCTGGACCCGTTTGCGGCTTTAGCTGAAAATAAGAACTGGACTGGAAGACCAATTTACAAAGAGGATTTTAATTCCCTCAACCCAACTCCGGGAACCAGTAGAGTTAAAGATTCCGCGACAGCCCTTGGCCGCGGTCTTGCATGGGCATTTAATATCCTGACCGGTGGAAATAAATACACTCCCGGATTGTTTTCTCCCACTCCCGACCAGATAGATTATTTAAGCGGACAGATTACCGGCGGGTTAGGGAGAGAAATCGGGAAAACGTCCATGATGTTTGAATCATTATATACGGGAGAAGAATTACCAGCATATAAATTACCTTTAACCGGTAGATTTTATGGAACCGTTGAAGGACAAGCTAATGAATCCAATAAATATTATTCTAATCTTAAAAAACTTAATGTCCATGAAGCAAATATCAAAGGACGGATAAAAGATAGAGAACCTGTCAGCCAATATATTAAAGATAATCCCGAAGCAAAGCTTTGGAGAATGGCCAATACGGTAGAAAATACTATAAGTAGAATTAAAAAAAGAAGGGAATCGGCAAGGACTCCTGAAGCTAAAAAGATCTATGATAAATTAATAACGCTTCAGATGAAACGATTGAACAATATGGTGGAGAAAGCGGGTGGTTGACATTCTCCTTTACCGTGACGCCAGGATCACCGGTATCAGACTTACAAATTATGCAAATTTCACAATAATCCGACATACAATCGCTTATCTCCTATTTTCCTCATGGCCTTGTGTATAAAATTTGGAAGTTTCTCTACTGCCAAATCATTTATATCAGGCATAATTCCTGTTTCTACGCACAACGCAAATATTTTCTGAAGACAATATACTTGCTCCTTATATGTTTCAGAATATTCTAATACTGATTTGTCGAAAAAGCTATCAGTAATATTATTATAATCTCCTTTATAAAATCCTTTCGTTTTGCAGTAATCTCCCAACTTGGTCCCAGGGTACGGAGTATATATAGATGTCCAAGAATAAGTAGGACGACACTCAATATTTAATTGCAAGGTGAGCAAATCATCCTCTATTGAAGATTCCGGCAACTGAAGTATGTTCTGAATCATATACATTATTTGGGAATCTTTGAGTAGAGAAGACGCTTTCTTAATGTCTTCAACCCCATATCCTTTTCTTCCAATCAATTCCCTTAATCTATTACTGGCCGATTCTAAAGCCATTCGGACAGCAATGCAACCAGACTGTTGTAATAATTTTACCCGTTCTTCGGTTATCTGTTCCGGTCTGAAATTACATTGATAGGGTTTTTTAATTTCGTCTTTCATTCCTTTTGAAAATTCCATAAACCAATTCATGTTAACCCCGAAACAACTATCCTGAAAGAAAATATATTCCGGATTAACAGATTTTATTTCAGCAATCACATCTTTTGGATCTCTGACTCTTACGCCTTTCTGTTCGGGAAATAGTTCTGCCCATTTTGCATTATAACAATATCGACAGGCAAACGGGCAACCGCGGGAAGAGACAAAGTCTCTTATCTTCATATTGGGAAAATCGGTTCTGTCCGGCCAGGGAATTTCGTCAATAGATTTATATACCGTATAATTATCTTTTGTTAAAAATTGGTTTATCCAATTTTCACCTTCTCCTTTTACTATTTCATCTGCCCAATCATATCCTTCCGGGAAAAACGTGGGATCGCAATTGCCAACAATTGATTTAAATTTTAATTGACTTTTTAACCGGTCATTTAGAATTTTAAATTTATTCCTGTCTCCGGTAAGAATAGAATATCCTATAATTTCCGGTTCCCATTTAATCGCATAATTACAGGCATTTTGTAAATCTGTTATTTTACATTTGTGGCCGGATTTTTTAATAATAGATGATAAATACATGACTCCTAAATTTTCCATCATCTTGCTTTTGACAACCAGTAATACTTTCATTTTTCCCTTATTTAATTATGCCAAATTTCTTTTAATACCTGCGGAATCTTTACAAATAATCGGGTAGGGGGAAGTTTTTCTCTCCCCCTTATTATTTACTTAAACCCAGACCAAGACCTAGACTCAGACCAAGACCTAGCCCAAGACCCAGACCAAAACTTAGACCTAGACCAAGATCCGGACCCAGACCCAGACCAAAACTTAGACTTAGACCCAGACCCAGACCCAGACCTAGACCTAGACCAAGATCTATTTTGTCTTATGTTTCGTAACGAAGTCATAATATCTCCTTATTTAATTATGCCAAAACTTTCTATTGATTGTTTCATCACATAATGGTCATTTGGAAAAACCTGATAATCTTTCCATTTTTTATCAGTAAATGCTCCTGTTTCGTATACAATTCCGCAATCTGAAAGAAGTACACAATCATCATTTACGCCAATCAACTTACCTGTATAAATATAATTAGCGCAAAATAATGTTATTCTTTCACCTAAAAATTTTATTAAACCCTCTTCCTGAACTTCTTCTACTAATTTTTTCATCACTTTCTCCTTTGTTTAATTTAGTTGTTTAAATGCTTTATTATTTCGTTTACATTTTCCTTATTAATCTCTTTATTTATCACGTGACAAAGTCTATCCGGTTTAACTATAGACCAATCCAGTTTGACCATTTCTTTAATTACATCTTGTTCGTATCTCCAACCAATAACATTAATCGGATTGCCTCCGCAAATACTATAAGGAGGAACATTATGGCTTACCAAACTTCCAGCTCCAATTATTGCGCCCTGACCAATCGTAACACCGGAAAGAATAATTGACCGATATCCAATCCAAACATCATCGCCCACTATTATTTCTCCTTTGGTTTCGGCTTCTTCAACATATCCCATGAATTTAACTTTACAAGGGAAAGTAGTAACGCCATGATAATGATGATTACCACCCAAAATAAACACTACATCATCAGCAATGGAACAATAATGACCGATAGAAAGGTGTTCGTTTTCTTTTCCCCAAGTATAACAATAAAGGATTCCATAAGTATAATTTCCCACGGTTACTTTATTGGTATCAAATATTCTACCAATAAATGTTTCATTGTGAGTGTTACGTTTTCGCCATTCATTCTGCATATTTTCAAATTCTCTCCAACACAGTAAGGCCATTGTTATTTATTTTGTGACACTCCATGGGGTTTGCCCCGTGGTAGGTTACAATTCACTCATCGAATCAGCCTTACTCCTCCAACTTCAGTAAGCTGTTCCTTTTGATACCATTGAATATCAACAAAACATTCTTTTAAACTATTCAGTCTTGCTGCGCCCACCCAGGCATAAGGAACAATATCATATTTCCCGTTACGCAATA